AAGCAATGGCCTGGTAAAGCAGCTATCGGTCGTCTGAAAGGTGAGGAACTGGCACAATATAATTTGTGGCTGGATTATCTGGATGCACTGGAAATGGTCGATATTTCCAGTGCTCCAGATATTGAATGGCCTACGCCTCCGGTAGTTCAGGCCAGATGACATCCGGCGCGGTGCTGGTATCTGTTGCCACCACCGCGTCAATGTAATCCAGCACAGCGTTAAGCCGGGTTGTTTCTGCCTGCGTCAGTTTACGTCCGGCCTGCAATTTCAGCTGAATCAGACTGATGGAAGCCATTGCAGCATCAATCCGCGATTGGCGATGCGCTTCTGCCGCGTCTACTGCGGCGCTATGCTGTGCCTCAATATCGGTCACCCATTTCTCACCATCCCATTTATCGTATGGCGTTAACGGGGCGATAGTGGTTGTATTTTCGGGATAGTCGCCTGGCACTGTGATTTCTTTGGTATCTCCCGTTTCGGTGCTATAGACAATTTCACCTCGATGGTCTGGCACATATTCCCATGAATTTAAATCCACAGAGCGGCATATTGCATAACCCGCCTTATGTATACCTGGTGTATCCAGACAGGAACATGCCGGGATACCGACACCCACAGCAAGATATTCAGTTGATGTGGAAATATATTCTCGTGTTTCACAATCATAGTTATAAACGGTAATATTCCCTGCCGCAGTAGCAATCAATTCACTATTTAATTCTGCATTATTCATTATGCGGCCCTCACGATATAGTTAAATGCAATATTACGCGGACGAAGTTCTGGTGATACCGGAGTCGAACCGCTGACATTAAACGTGTAATCAAACACGGAACCTGATCCAGATGAAGTAGATAAAGTTTCAGCATTTTTACTTTTTGCTACAGAAACACCACCTAAACCATTTGTTTGTTTAACAGCAAAAAGACCATTAAACGTTCCTGAAATAGACGGCATACCATGAGATTGCGCAGTGAGAATCCCCCTGCCACTATCAACGCCTCTTCCATCATCCCAGCCACGCATAAACTCACCACGTAAATCAGGCAATTTATTTGTCGGGTAAGCCTTTGCCAGTTCTGGGTATTCTTCAGCAGAAAAAGCCGCACCATTGCATTTCAGCCAGCCTGTTGGCGGAGTGGCTGCAGGCCACGGAACAGGCACACCAACGGGTAACGCCGAACCTTCTCCCAAACCAACGTTTATGAAAATGCAGAGATAACGGCTAACTGGCATCATCTCCGGTTTTTATTCAGGGGGATGATCATGCTTATTGGCTATGTACGCGTGTCAACAAATGACCAGAACACCGATTTGCAACGCAATGCACTGAACTGTGCGGGATGTGAGCGGATTTTTGAGGATAAAATCAGTGGCACCAAGTCCGACAGACCGGGGCTGAAAAAGCTGCTCAGGACACTATCGGCAGGAGACACGCTGGTTGTCTGGAAGCTGGACAGACTGGGGGCGCAGTATGCGGCATCTTGTCGTGCTGGTGGAGGAGTTGCGCGAACGAGGCATCAACTTTCGTAGTCTGACGGATTCAATTGATACCAGTACCCCAATGGGGCGCTTTTTCTTTCATGTGATGGGTGCCCTGGCTGAAATGGAGCGTGAACTGATTGTTGAACGAACAAAAGCTGGACTGGAAGCTGCTCGCGCACAGGGACGAATTGGTGGACGTCGTCCCAAACTTACACCAGAACAATGGGAGCAGGCCGGACGATTAATTGCATCAGGCGTTCCTCGCCAGAAGGTGGCGATCATCTATGATGTTGGTATATCGACACTGTATAAGAAGTTTCCGGTCGGAGATAAATGAAACCGTAGCACGTCGTATGCAAGAAGATCGTGCTGCGGTTTATGCTTATCACTTAAAGACTCAAAAATTAGGTGAGTAACGGACCGGGGACATAGCTCCTTTTTTTCTTAATTCATCTGGTATTTTTTTTCCAAGATAAAGATTTGCTATTTCAGGTGGGGCTTCTCGACCTTCAAAACCATAGCGAGAACTTTGTGTTGCCTCAAAGTCCGGATCCTCGTCCCAGTATTTCATCGTAGGGAAATTTTCACGTGTTGATTTGAGCCATTTATCAGCAATGAAAACCCCTCGAACGATCCCCCTTACAGTAGCAAGAATGACTTCTGCTTGGCTGGCGCGAGAGACATTAATGCGCCAGCTAAATCGAACCGCATCATAAAGCTCTGAATCCTTTGCACTTCTGTTAACGGAAATCATTAATGCTTTATGATGAAATGTTATGGTTTCGGGTTGATATGTTGCTATCAACTCTTTGACATGCGCGGCGCCGAATTCATTGCTGCCAGCACCATTCATGATATTCGTTAACCCAGGGTAGGCATCAATAAGTGCTGCTTCAACTTCGTACGCCGTCTTTTCATCAGTCATTCCGTGTCGATGGATGACATGGATAACCTCAAGTCCTGCTAACCTTATTTCTCTAATTTGCTTTAGCTTGTTGCTCAGTAACTCGTCATCATCAGTCGCTGCCACTTCACCGCGCATATGGGCAAATACGCGGTTACCTTTGCCTTTCCCTACATAGAAGGTGCTTCCGTCCCTCGGATCAATCAATCGGTATACATACCAGCCAAGGTGTTCAATTACTCCAGAAGGAAACTCAGTAATATCCATTTTGCAATATCTATGAATTATTTGTGAGACGTATATTAATGAACATTGCAAGGGCTCACAACCAGTAGTGTTGAGAAAACCATCGGGGAAATGAGGCTAAGCCTTTGAATTTACATAGTATAAAAAAGATACTTTTCCTCATAATGTGAATTAATTTTATGTTTCGTTTGATGATTGGAGCGGTCTCGAAACCCGTAGCCACGTCGTATGCAAGAACGTGCTACGACTGGCTGGTGAACTTCCGATAGTGCGAGTATTGAATGATTTCCAACTGTTATCGATTTTGCGTATTTTTTGCATGAGAGGATTTTTACCTCCTCCCACCGATCCTCCATGGCTTTACGCCAGTGTCTCTGGTCTGCTATGTACCAGAAGCGGAAGTTGTGTCTGTTAGTATGATATTATAATTACACTCGCTTATAATAAGCCCACAATACAGATATAAAAATATCTCAACGCTTGGGAGTTAACAAATGATTAACTTTACTGAAATTGATAGTGACGGTGAAGCCTGGGAGTCATTTGCCCGTGATTTTCTTGAAGAACTTGGCTTTTATATTGAATCCGCGCCAGATAGAGGTGCAGATGGAGGTAAAGATCTTTTAATCACAGAGCAATTGCAAGGTCAGTTAAATAAATATAAATTTCGTTGGCTTGTTAGCTGTAAACATTATGCAACAAGTAAAAAATCAGTTTCAGAAAAGGATGAGATTAATATACAAGAACGTATTGATGGATTCAATGCCGACGGATTTATTGGATTTTACTCAACACTGCCAAGTAGTGGTTTAAATTCAAGAATGACGCAATTAAAAGAGAATGGAAAAATAAAGGACTTTCGATTCTTTGATGGTAAATTAATTGAAAATCACTTAGTCAGAATTGGTTACTCAAAACTACTCCTTAGATACTTTCCTGAGAGCTATAAAAAAATAAAACCCAAGCATTTGATTTTTGATAAGTACTTACCTATAAAATGTGATCGTTGTGGAAAGGACTTAATAGAAAACCATCATGAAGAAAATTATGATGGCATTGTGTGCAATGCAGAGATCATACACGATGACAAACCAAATGAGGTGATAGCGGTTTATTATGCGTGTAAAGGTGATTGTGATAAGCATTTTGAGGATTATTTTTGGAATGAATATAAAGCGATTACGAGATGGCAGGATATAAGTGATCTAGCCATCCCATTATTCTATCTCAAATGGATTATGGGGACATTTAATGAACTTGAGTATGGAAGGAAAACATATACCAAAGAAGCCTTCAATAAAACAAAGGAGATAACATTAGCGCTATCTCAAATTGTTATGAGAGAAATGACAGAAAAAGAAAGAGAAAGAGTGATGGCTTTGAATTCACTACCTGATTACATATAAATTATATTTACTAACATTTGAACTAGCGCATCTTTGGTGCAGAGACACCACCATCTTGGGGACACTGTGAGGCCACTGGCTTCCCAACTTATCGTTATACAGGATAATAAGGTGCTCCAGGGTAGCTATGAACTTGATGTTACGTCTGCGATTTGCTCATAAGGGACAACCATACTCAAATCTCCCACATTGCAGGAGATTTGAGTATGAACACGTCACCGTGGAACAAAGACCGTATCATCGGCCAAAAAAGACCACTTCAGATATCTCATATCTGGGGGATCCGAATCCGGCTTGAACTGGAAGATAAAACGCGCGATTTAGCTCAGTTCGATATGGCCCTGGACAGTAAGCTACGAGGCTGTGATCTGGTCAAACTCAAAGTATCTGATGTTGCATATGGTAGCTCTGCTTCAAGCAGAGCTACGGTGCTGCAACAGAAAACCGGTAGCCCTGTGCAGTTTGAGATAACCAAAGGGACAAGAGAAGCTGTTGCTGCATTGATAATGCTTGGCAATTTGCATAGTAAAGACTTCTTGTTTCGGTTTCTGGTCGGAACTAATCAGCTCATATCTACCCGGCAATACAACCGAATTTTTCATGGGTGGGTAGAAAAGCTTGGTCTCGAAGATTCGCTTTACAGCACTCATTCCATGAGAAGAACAAAACCTTACCTGATCTACAAGAAAACCAAGAATCTTCGGGTGATCCAACTTCTGTTGGGCCATAAGAAACTGGAAAGCACAGTCCGTTATCTGGGTATTGAAGTAGATGATGTGTTAGAGATCTCTGAATCGATTGAAGTCTAAGGTTGTCAGGGCTGCAACAACAGCCCTGTGCCAGGAGTTGACACTGTTAGCATCGCGCTATGTTAATCTATGTTGAGCAGTTAAAAATGATAATGTAGTTTATATGGATAATCAGTTTATAGAGTGGGTGAGATGGAACTAGATGAAACACTTGAAGTTATCAAAAATAATTTTAGTAATAATCAGAAGAAACTATTTAAAAGGATTGAGCCAGCCACTAACCGTCAAGTAGCTATCGGTCTTATTAGTTTACAAGGAGTGGAAAAAACATCTCAGGCTGAGATAGAGGTAATTGCCGGCCTCATATCTCAGTTTAGTCCATTGGAAATCGATAGTTTTCAAAATTCACCACGACGAATAACTCTGAAAGGTCAATTCCCAAACGGACATATTGTTTATATCGAGCCTCAGTATAAGGTTGGCAATATAAACCCAAAAGCCCAGCCTTGGGCAATAGACCTTGTCCTTAGACTAAATAGATGGATTGGTCAAGATTTGGTTGAGATTGCTGCTATTGGCATCGAGTATGATGGCCACATAGCTCATTATGTGGAAAGTAAAATTAAGTCTACTTACAAGCGTGATGCAGTAATAACTAGTAACGAAGGATTTCAATCGATTAGGATCTCACCAGAACAATGGAAATCGTCTAAAGAGGATCTTAAGAAGGCAATTAAAAAGTATTTTGAACATCACATAAAAAAAATTGAAAAAGTTCAACTAAGCACAATAAACGCCCAAAATTTCAACAATTTTATTTATGAAAATGAAAATGAAGTGATATCCACTGTAACTTGCCCTTTATGTAATGGAAAAGGCAGTTTAGCGGGAGAAGATTGTCCGATCTGTAATGGAATGGGATCCGTAAAAAGATATATTGCTGCAAAGGTGAATCTTTCTAATTATGAAAAATTTACTTGTCCTGACTGCAGGAATATAAAATTAGATTGCAGAACCTGCAATGGTGAAGGATCAATTAGCAGAGAAAAAGCATTAGAAATGTAATGATAAAAGTAAACCTAAATAATTTAGTGTAATGTCTGCTTTTCGCTCATAACAGACATAAACTTCAGTTATGGCATAAAGGTATGCATGCTGGGTGGGGAAAGTATGAAGGAAAAGAAGACTGCTGCGCCGTTTGTCGTCACGTTTATCTTCATTGGCTATGTAAGTCGTAATACAAGGTGGGACAAAACTGAGACACATAAGGCCTCGCAATGGCTTGCAAGGCTTTACATGTTTTGATGTGGTGGGACGTGTGAGCGCAGTGTTGATGGGGTAATGCTTTGAATTAGAAGCGGATTCTTATAATTCGTAATGCGAAGGTCGTAGGTTCGACTCCTATTATCGGCACCATTAAGAAAATCAATAACTTAGCTTAACTTCTCTAAGAAATTGTATCTTCTGTTATCACTTACAAACGCCTATACGTTGTTATGGGCTTTGGTAGTGTAACACGTATGGGCGAGTAGTTCCCAGGCTCAACCTCGTAACAAGTTCCTTTGAAGCTGGAAGACGTGCCACCGTCTCTAAACCTTCTACCAAAACTCTTAGCAAGATGTTCCACACCTGGCGCGGTGTCCAATGATGCTACACGTCGTGAGACGTTGCAGAGGATAAACAGGCTAAATGATGGGAAGAGTTTTAAGTGCAATAGTGGATCAAAGCCCACCTCTTCAAAACCTAACTTGATCGGGAAAGAATCAAGCTCTAGCACGGTTTCGTCCACCGGAGTACAACGGGTGCCTGATAAGAGAAGAACTGCTAAGACTTCATAGCTTTTGTGAAAAAGCCCTTTTAGTGGATACGCCTACGGCGCTTATTTTTTGGTATAACCATCAAAGGCGCTTTATGGCTCCTATTGTCTTGAAAATGTATCTTTACTTGTATTGTGTTTTATGCGTAGTCTCCCTGTGTAGTATGTAACTTGTTAATTTTCATATGAATACAGAGGCACACGATGAAAAACATTGCAGCTATAAAACGTAATAACCGCAAGATTCACGCTCGTAAGTTCCTGTCTACGCCAGAGGGAAAAGCCTGGCTAGAGCGTAAACAGCGAGAGAACGAAGAAAGAAAACTCCTTAGTGAGTTGAAATGGCTTAAGGATTGAACCACCAGTAGGCGCATAACACATCCAGCGATCAAAGATGTGTTTATGCACCTGATAGTGAAATTATTAAAGTCGTTTAGTTAACATCGCCATTGCTTGAGCAATAATTGCAACAGCGTCCATCTCTTCACTGGAAGCGATGCAAATGCGGTAACTAATAGCCACAACGAATACATCAATAACGAGAAAGTGAATAGTGTGAAGATGTTTTGAAAGTAAATGCATAACTTCCTCCGGTTTTACGATAGGAAGATTAGAACATGCATTAAATGATGTTGCAAGGGTGGTAATTTACCCTAATAGTCTACTATTCACCTCAATCTACGTCAACCAATATTTGATGTAGATTTAATTTTCTTTTAAAAACAATGTGTTGCAATTTGTTGAATTTTGGGGTTAGGTTGTTTTTTGAACGTTTTCATCAAGTGTAAAGATGCGTTTAGCCTTCATAGTGAGTTCAGTTACTGTCTTTTTCTCTGAAATCGGCGCATACGTGATCATCGCTTAACGAGAAGATCAGCGGCGTCAGGTCCACGCAGCGACAATTCTCAAATATCAGGAGGCATTACGCTTCCTGCTCTTTCTTGATACGTTGCACCGTCTGTGTGCTGACACTGAAATCTTTTGCTACGCTCCGAATTGATCCACCATTCGCGAGAGCGGCAGCAATTCCTGCTCGATCAATTGCTTTTCCATTACCACGTTTTGCTATACGCCCAGCGGCCTTAGCTGCGGCGATCCCTTCACGTTGCCGCTCAAGCATCATTTCACGTTCCATTTGTGCCACTGCTGCAAGCACTGTGAGCATCATATTCCCTGCGGGAGAGTTCTTCCCTGTCTTAAAGTCTTCTTTATGGAAATGCACAGACACGCCGCGCTCTGTTAATTGCTCAACCGTTGCCAGAAGGTCGGCTGTATTACGACAAAGGCGATCAATACTATGGACGTGTAACACGTCACCCTCCCGCACATAGTTCATCATTGCCTCAAACTGTGGGCGCTGAGTGTTCTTGCCTGACGCTTTATCTTCAAAGACTTTATCAAGAGTTACTCCAGCTAATTGACGGTCTGTGTTTTGTTGCACAGTCGATACCCTAATGTATCCAATATTAGCCATTTTCATTTTCCTTCTGTGTTGATTTGTGTGTAGTGATTATTGATCGTGTTGATTAGGTGTGTAAAGGACTTTTTTCACTACGAAATTCGAAGGTTTTTAGTGTGGTGATTTAGCCTGCTTTATCACTACACGTCTTGCATGAGAAGCATGTAGTTACGTTTTGGTAAAATTAGCAAGCTATTAAATGGTGTGTTTATTTTGAAAAAATAATTTTTTGTTGCATTAAAGAAAACTTGTTCGACAAATGATAGAACGTTTATTGAGCAACAATTTTGCAGTGATGCGCTATATGCCGCATTACACAAGGCTTTGCGAAAGTGATGTAAAAGTGAAGAAAGTAAGAATTGCACTTTTAAGCTACTTTTCATTGAATTTTTACGTAGGAATTACACAGGGATTAATCATCAATTACATTGAATTTAAGCCTGTTTTAGATGTTTAATTTTTGATAGTAAGAAACACTTTTAGAAGATCATTGCACAGATGTTATGTGATAAATGGATGTAACGATGGATGTAACGATGGGTTACATTCAGCTATCTGAAATACTCTCTGTAAGAAATTTTGTAGTAACGATTCGTTACATAGACTAATTATTGAATGTAACGATATTACACATCGGTAGTAACGATACGTTACATCGGCAGATGATTGGTTGTAACGAAAGGTTACACAATAAGACTAACATCTATAATACTAATAATAAAACTAACTATTAAACTATATAATATAATTCTTTTTTATCTTTATAAGAATAATTATAGGTATACCCGTTAGGGAGTCTTTGACTATCCCTTAATCTATTGGCATTCGCCAGAACCTTGCACAAGTTAGAGTGTTAGTCGTTAGACTGCTTGTCATAACACATAGTTTTTGTTTGTTGATGTTAGTTAGTAGATATATGTTCGCTAATGCCGCTCACAACGAATATGTAATCTACTATGTGCAAATAGCCTACGGCTTGCGTAAGGCTAAATAGTCTTGCGCTGTGCGCTTCAATAGTTCCATTGATGAGGCTTACGCCAATCTAACGATCATCAATCTATTTAAGAGAAAATCTATTGTGCAATACTCTGACGAGTGCAATAACCTTGTGTGCTACGCGTTAGCGATGTTAGCACATAGACACAGACAACAACCAACAACAAACAAAAAAGAAAGAATGGTTTTAGTAGTTGAAGGTTAAATAAGATTCTACCGCTTAAATCAAGCCGTAGGCGAGCTAAACGTATATAAGGCAGGGAAACACTTAGCGGTAATAGATTAGCTCGTTATAGAGCTTCTGAGGAGCTTTACAGGTATTTTATAAGATGTCTGAAATTAGATTTTATCTATCATCATCTTCCCATATACCTAACAAATACAAAATAAGCCCCTTAAATAAGCCTCTGGCGAGCTAAACAGCCTCTACATAAGTGAATGTATTGTATTTATCAAAACCTCGTCAGAGGGCGTTTTAGAGCGTTTTAGAGAATAAGGAAGAATAGGAGCACCCGTAAGAGCACGAATTGCTAAGAAAAATTATAACACACTGAAAATGATCAATATTTTTATGGATAGGGGTTGACAAAAGCTTTTAGTCGTGGTAAAGTAATATTAGGGACAGAAAACATTCTTATCCTCTAAGTAATTAAACCAATGCACCGCACTTTGAAGCCCAACAAGGCTTGCAAGGTGTTTTTTCTTTTAACCAAATAGAATAGGAGGTTAATTAATGAAGTATTTCACTCCCCAGGATGTAGTTGAAGCCTGGAAACGTGGTGAGATCAATCGTTTTAAAGTAAGGATGAACAGGAACACAGCGCGACGCTGTGGTTATCCAGAGCGTGAAAAATGTTTTGACGATGCACTAAAAATTATTGATGAACTGCGTAAGGCAGGAGCAGAGAAAGAATAATAACAGGAGAAGGAGAAAACTATGAGCGAAACCAAGAAACCAATTCCACGCACTTACCTACACGTTGACCCTGAAATTTTCAAGATTTTATTTGCTGAAGCCAAGAAAAGGCAAATTATGGTCAGTGATTTGATGTTAGAAATCATTACTGAAGCAGCAGAGAACATCAAACAAAAAAAGGGTAAGTGATCCTCATTCACTTTAGTAGCGCATTAAGCGTGATTTATAAGGAGATAATTCTAATGTCTAAAATTAAATTGATTCGTGAAAAATACCAGTATGTTGATCAACAAACAGGAGAAATTAAAGACCGAACTTTGAATATACCACACTACTTTTGTGAGATTGAATTCATCTACTCCTCAAATATTGAGGATGGAAAAGCGAAGTTTAGTGCAGAAATGCAAAAATTATATTGCTATGTTTCAGATTGGGAGAAATCAGGGGGGATATGTTTTGAAACACAAACGAAGTTAAGTAAAGTTTGTGGCTGTAGCCGTAAGACAGTTAATGAATTGATTGGTCTTATGATTAAAATCGGTCTTTTAGAAGAGGTCGGAGAACGAATCCCAAAACGTCCATTAAAATTACGTGCGCTACCTCTCACAGATGCACATATTACTCCCCCTAGAGAGTCATCACTACCTGATCCTTCTGAGAAAGAAAACGAATCTAATGAAATATTGAATGTTTCAGAAATCATCGTTGAAGAAGAAATACAGGAATCAGAGTTCCCGGAAAAGATTTTTAACTGGCTTCTTTCCCTTGATAACAAGAAGCCACCGCACGAAGAAACAGAAGATTTTGTAAAACGAGCATTAGATTCAAAGAATATCTATCTTGAGAAACAGGCTTTTCACGATCTGATAATATCTCTAAGAGAAAAAAGTGAAATATACGATTCAATACCATTCTAAGGAGAATAAATGACTTATAACATCACTATAGGAAACAAAACTATTGAAATAACTGAAAGCGGATACAACATTTTAAAAGCTATTTTGGAAATAGAGTTTTCACCACCGACAGTGGTTAGCTTTTGTAGTTTAGGCGGCTACAGCGCACAACACGTAAATCATTTTACATCGTTCGGTGTGCTGGATTATGAAGGGATTAACCACACTACATTTCGTCTTTTGAAATTAAACAAAGATTTTGAATTGTTTATCACAAACAATCAATAACAACAGATCGGGCAATACATATGGCAAATGCATTTATGGCGATATTCATCGTAACTATGGCATTCAGTTTTTATAATCCACATAAAAAGAGGGAAAATGGGAAGAAAGAAAAAGAACAACTTAAAACGTATTGAAAAAAACAGTAACTTCAATTCAACAAGACAACGTCCACCGACACACACCAATAACGAAATTCCAGGGGAAGAGATAATCTTCATTTTAGAATCTAACAGCCCACCACTTACAAACGAAGAATTAGAAATTATTCAATCAATGGGTGATGGTGTGTATTTCAAACCCAGAACAAGAAAGACAACGATTATAGAACCTGGCACATTAAAGAAATGGCAGCTGTTAAATTTTACCAGCTACAGGCACTATATCGGTTTTAATAGTTTCAACAATCAGGTAGGCGGCGTTACAGAAACAGATCTGATGCAGCACCTGATCGACACTCTCGCATCTAACAAACGTTCAAACTAAAAATAAAAGGAACAACAATGATCGACCATATACAGGAAACACAATTATTTCAGATGATCCTGTCTGATGCAAAAAACTATGCTGAGTTAATCCGACTGGCAAAAGAAACAGAAGACTACGAAGCATTAGAGCGTTATCGTGATGAAGTGCTGACGCTCAAGACACCTTTTAACATCGTATTGAATATGATTAATGATGCATTACAAGGAGAAGCCGCATAATGGAAGAAGATATTAGCAATGCAATGGAACAACTTTTAGATCTGACTATCTCACTACAAACAAGAATAAATCAAGCCTATTCAGATTTATGCGATTACACGCTCTCTCAATGCGTTATTAGCTTAATGAAGGTGAATGTAAGCCTTGACGATTTTATCTCTCTGGTGAGCGATTTAGAGCTATCAGAGGACGATGCCAGGCTGTGCACTCAAACCATCAGCAGCAGCGCCAGCACGTTAAAGGCTGCAAGTGAAGAGATTCAGCAATTAGTAGATGATTTAGCAAAAAGTGCTATTTCTTCTAAGTGATAATGAAAATCATTTGCATTTATAACAATTTCATTATATAATGATATTAGGGGTAGATAAAAAGGTTTTGACTGGTGTTAATCCTTCTACTGTCATAAATCCCTGCATATGGAAGGTGATAGCCTCAAGGGTTGAGTGGCATTAACCTCTAACAAATATTACCTTCCATCCCCTCAAGAAGTTTTAGAATAATCATAACTCCCTCTTTGATTGTTGATTGTTTCTACGTTGTGTTGATGAATGTTGTTAGGCATTGTGCTTAATTTTGATAAAAGCGGGTAGGTGTTATCTCCTTGCCCTTCCCGCTCTTATTTTCATCTATGCTTATCCTAAAGCTCCTTATTTTGTCCGAAAACATTAAAGAGCCTTACACTGATAGTTATATTTTATAACTATTTACTAACATCATTAAACTCTTATTTAATGACAGAAGTTAGTAACAGAATAATCTATTAAGTTGTTGTCAAAAAACTATCATCTGCGTAGCGTTAGCCGCAAGTAGAGAGTTTAGCTAAGAATTGTGCAATAACCTTTGGAAATATTGATAGCAAAACGGGTTTTATAGAATGCGGATCTATAAGCTTTGGTTGTAAAAACGATTTTCTGAAACGGTAGATTACTGTTGGTGTAGTTAATCATTATTAAAAATTTAATCTGTGAGTAGATTGGAATAGTGATTCCTTAAAATCTGACTGGTGCATCCACACCATGAAAGATAGCGGTTGGCCACCGCGCCCCGAATAGATATTCCTGATTGATTCCGCATGTTTTCCTAAGAGCATGTTTTCAGGAGTATCTATTCACCCTTTAAGCATATCATCAAGTATATTTAAAAAGTGTATTTGCTGATATGTTTAATCCTCTTATAGTTTAACTTATCAATTATGTAATTGCCCGCACGTTAAAGCCCCTTTGCTGGTCAGAATTAACCTCTTACGGCATTGGGGCTTTTTATTTGTCTGGCACTAACAGGAACGTTATTTATGAAACAAGAAATGATTATCAGCAAAGACGGGGAAACGATGATTGTTAGTGATGAAAACCTCATTAAGGTTGCCGCACTGTTGGGAGTTACTCCCGAAAGTCTTCGTTCTACCACTGCTCAATTATTTAAATCGGCTGATGCGGTTAGTCTTGCTGATGCCCTTAAATCTAAAATTAAACAACTGAAAGGAAAATAATCTTATGGCTAACCCATATGGAAAATTAAAAGCAGTGAATGCGGATAACTCCCGTTCACGCTGTAAGGTAGTAGCTTACGCTGCTGATCCAGTGCTGCAAGATCGCCTCGTCAAACTGGCTTCACCTCTCACTGACGATCTTATTGTCGGGGCTTTGCTGAAAGCCGATGGCACCAAAGCAACAACCGCATCTGATATTGCTCACGTAGTAGTTGAACCGGCTTATGAAGGACAGGAAAGCGTAGTGGTTGCACATCCTACTTTCGTTATTCTGGCTGAAGATGGGATTGAATTTAACAGCATGGAAAAGGCAAGTGTTATTGCAAAACTGCAATCTCTCGGCTTTGTAATTGCTGGTTATGAAGAACTTGCGATCCCTACGACTTAACAAGGAAAATAATAATGAATGATTTATCAACATATTTTGGTGTTAATACTGCGGTAGTAACTCCATTTGCTTATGAGAATGCACTTAATACCCTGATTACTAATCTCGATCTGTTCGATGTGCAATATCATACAGAAAACAGCATTCTTCTTACCGACCTGATTGATCAGTTTGTGCAGGTAGCTGGGGAAACCTCGCCTTACGCTCAAAGCGACTGGAACGCCTCTAAACGTCAGGAATGGTCAAACAAACTTTTCCAGATGAAACACGTCGGCAGTATTAACGCTGTTACTTCTCGTGACCTGGAACAATACAGCCGCCAATATCCAAACCGTTCTGATGCTATGCTGGTAGCGGTTAATGATTTCTCTGAGGCTCATTACCGTTCACACGCAAACCGTGTTGAAGTGGATCTGATTACCGCGCTGCTGGGACTGAAAGTTGAATCTGAATATGCCGGACAAGGTGATCTCGACTTCCTCGACGGTCAGGCTAAAACCACGGTACCCGCTATCGACTTTGCATCGACTACTGTTAACCCGTTCCTTGCTATTCGTAAAGCGGTGCGCTTACAGAGTGAAAAGCTGGGGTCTGCTCTTGCTGCAAAGCGAACTGGTGTAATTATCTTTGCTGCTGGCGCTGCTGCTGATGGTTTGTCATCTAACCCGCTGATCAGTGACATGGTGAAATATGCAGGTGATGCGAGTGCTACGGCCCTGTTTACCCGTATGGTTGATTCTAACCCAGCCTATGACTCTTTCCAGATTGGCGGGATCACTGCTATTGATGTGTCAATGTTTCCTGAGATTGTTGCTCACATCGGAGAGAACGGTTTCGCAATTGTTCCGGTAATGGATAAAGCGGCACAGTGTTACCAGCTTCATAGCGGCGTTGGTGTGCGTCATGCTGAGTTAGGTCAAGATGCCGTGTTACATCACCAATATCTAATCAAGGATGAATTCCAATTCCCATCTGTGGTTACTGAGACATCTTATCTGCCAGTAAACAACATTCCGCAAGCTATCATCTTCGGATCTGCTGCGTAATAAAGCGTTAATAGACGATTCCCCATCGTCTGAAAATAATCGGGGCTAAGGGTAAAGGGATTAACTAACCTGTAGGCGCAAATACAGTAACGAATCTCTTTGCCCTTTTTGTTTTTCTACTGTCTACAAAACCAAATAAAAATATATATGTGAGAGAAAACCAATGAATACAGAAAATTCACAGGCATTAATTCTTAAATCTGTAAAAGAACTGGCAGCTATTAGCGAGGAATCAGTTATAAACACATCGGCGCTTTGCCGCCTTTTAGAAATTGATGCAAATAATGTGCGGCAGCGTGTGTTTCAGACTGGATGCAGCACTTTTGAAGCAATTACATACTACTGTTCTAAAAAACAATAACAAACAACAATCATAATACAGGGAAACAATTAACATGTTAGAGCTAAACGTGGCACGCCTCTCGAACGTTGTCACCTTCGAAGTTAACCGACCATCATTAGAGAAAGCAAAAGCAGAAGTAGAAAAACTTCGTAAACAAATGGCGGCGGTGAAAGATATAGAATTGCGTGTTAAGACACATAAACAATCAACCGCTAAAGCAAAAAAAGACGTAGACGATATTGCTAAAAAGCAAGCACAGGCAGATAAAGCCAATGCTAAAGCACAATTAGCCGCTCAACGTGTAGTTGCAAGAGAACAAAAAGCCCTGGCAGCACGGAAAGAGAAGGCTGAATTAAAGCTTTTAGACGTTGGAGCAAGCATTAGCGCATTGCACCGTCTTTCTGTAGCGGAACAATATAAAGCTATTGCACAGGCTAGAGAAATTGCCCTCCAATATGAAAGAGGCGCTATTAGTCTGGCACGTATGAATAGCCAAATGAAACGCCTACAACAGCAACAACGTAAGATTAATGGCAATCGTAACGCTCACGCTAAAGCCTATGCACCTGTTAAGGGTAGCGGGAGTATTGGCGGCGGTGCTGCGGCTGTTATGCTGGGCGGCTTAGGCGCTGGCGCTGCATATATGGCTATGAGCAAAGCCTCTGAATTTGTTACTAACAGCTTTGCGAATGCTGAAACGCTGGGTGAATTGTATAGCCGTGCCAAGCTGGGCGGTGTAGACGTTAACCAGATGAACAATATTGAGCAATGGGCGTATAAAAACGGCGTTGATTCAATGATGGGCGAACAAGGTAAACGTAAGTATCTCGATCAGATGAAAGATGTGCGTGAACGTGCAACCAAATCTTATGATGAAGCTGAATATGTAGTTGATAAGAAAACTGGTAAAGGAGAATGGAAGGGCGGCGATAGCGGCATCAATACTTTAATGAATGAAGGATTCCTAACTAAAAAGGATCTAAAAGACTTTGCTGATAATCCGGCTGGTCTGGTTAGTAAAGCAGTTCAGGGAATGGTAGCTAAAGGCTATTCAGATGCACAAATCGGTAGTCGTCTGGAAGATCTGGCTGATGATTTGATGCTCACCTCTAAATACTGGACACGCTCCGCTAAAGAAGTGGAACAATCAGCACGAGAACAACGAGAATCAGGGCGCTGGGTAACGCAGGCACAACAGGAAAGCGTTATTAAATTCCGTGAACTGAATAATGCACTTAGTGGGCTTTCTGACTCACAAGGGATCGCCTTTGTTGATGGCTTTATGAAATCTCTTGATCCGAAAGTGATTGAAGAGTTTAAAAAGAGCATGGTTGCAATGCTGCCAATGTTTACCAAATTAGGCGAGGCTATCGGCGGATTGGTTAACGCCGTAATGAAAACAATCAACTGGCTGATGAAAAACGACGAGAAGACGGAAGCTATTCAGAAGAATTTAGGGGATGCACCGCCACTATCTAACGAAGGAATGAAGCAGAATCTTTCTAATCTCACTCCTGATCAATATAAAGGCGCTGGCACCGGAACAATTAAGCCAGATAACAGCAATTCCCTGGTTAACACTATTAAAAGCTGGTTTATGCCAGAAGAAACGGTAGGTGGGGCGCAGGCTGTAAATCAATACAGTCTCGAAGGACAAAACATTGCAAATCTGAAACAGAGTGCAGCACAACAAGCTTTCAAGGCTCCTTCTTACACCTTTGCACCTGTTATTAACTTCAATCCAGAATTACAAGTAAATGCAGAAGTGCCGCTAACTATCGAATCAGACACCGGACGATTGAGCGAATTTATCGACTTCAAATCAAAGGCATCCTCCGCTGAGTTTAGCAAGCTATTAACGCTGGGTGTTATGTCAGGCGGGTCAACCTATTAATCATCACTGTGGGGCTGTTTAGCCCCCTTAAATAAGGATTACAAATTATGGCAATGGGTCCGTTAACCATTGGTCGCCCGACTGAGGCGAAAATCAACAGCACAAGCAACGATAGCAACGGTAGAACAACTAAAGGGGGTAACGGCTTTGCGATCATTGCCTCTAACCTCGGCAGTGGTGCAAATGCTGCTTACAATGACTACCAGGCATTATCATTTGATAGCGTGGAATCGACGAAAATTAGCAGAAATGCAGACGTTACAAGCTATGCTGTCGAATCAGGATCAGAAGTTAGTGATCATGTTCAAATACGGAATAACAAGTTCACATTACAGGGGCGTATCTCTGAAACCGTATTGAAGCTCAATCCCGATATGATTAAGAATGCGGGAATTAACGGCAATAGACGTATGCTTATGCTTGAATACCTAAATCAGTTGATGGACAGTCGCCAACCTTTCCTACTTGTCACTGAGTTAAAAAATTATGACAACGTTGTGTTAGTTGGCATGTCTTATGAAGAAGAAGCAAGCGAAAGCCTATTGTTTACTCTTGATTTTGAGCAAATCCGTCTTGTCTCTAAAGCAACTACAAGCGCAATTGCGGTAAAAACAGCACCAAATAAATCTGTAGGGGGACAGGTTAAAATGCAGGTAAATACAACAGAACAGAAAAATCAAAAAAGCCCAGGGCAAGACGTTGTAACGCCAGTATTTAAACAATAGCCTTAAACGCCTATGAAACGCTCTGTAACGAGATAATCATAAAAGAGGCATCAGTCTATATTGAAGCCTCTTTATTACATCTATAGCGTTGTTTTACGCCTTAAATTTGATTTTTTATTGATTGATAAGCCTTTCTCTATTTCAGGGTAGCGTAAAAGCTCAATATATTTTTTAAGCTCTATTGGAGAAGCTGCATTTTTGCTATATGTGCGGAATGTTTCTGTATTGCCGCGTGTATGGCCCAGGAGAAGGGCGATCCTGTCTTCTGGAATTTGATTTCGATCAAGAAGCTGTGCTACTCCGTGTCTCAGAGAATGAAACACTTTCCTTTCTGTTCCCTTTTCCCCTAAAGCCTTTCGTTTAGCTCTTGTAAATCGTTGTGTATGCCACGTGGAACGTTTACCATCAGCACGCTCTGTAATGCTGGCGTGATAGAACAAAAAGCCATTGTGAGGCTTTTCACGCAGCGACAACACCAACGGAGTGATAAGGCTATGCACAGGCACAAGACGTGCCGCAGCTTTCGTTTTTCCCTGTGTGATTTCAAAACACAGCACACCTTCGATCTCTTTCACATCGTCTATTGTGAGACTTGCTATCTCATTGATCCGCATACCTGTATATAAACCGATAAGACACAAAGCCATCATTTCTTTGTTTTCTGCTGAATTACCGGAAAATACTTGCAACACCTGCAATAGCTCTTTGTTAGAAAATGCCTCGTAGCTCTCTCTACTTTGTGCCACATCAAGCCTATGCCCTCGCCAGGGGGAGAGCGCCCTTTCTGGCGCATCGTGGTAACGTGATGAAGCTAATTCCCATAGCTGGGCCATTGGGCTGATATAATTTGCAATTGATTGTTGTGAAAGAGTTTTTTGCATGTGTTCAATCCAGCCTGTAACAGTGGTGCGGCTTACATCTTGCAATGCAATATCAGGCTTTTTACGGTAGGAGAGAAACATCTCTACCGCTTTTCTTGCCTTAGCTAAAGTGGCTGGCTTCTTCTTCGTGCTGTTAATTGTCAGGTAGATTTCAAGAATTTTAAGCAATGACGGACACGAAGACGCTGTATCTTGCATTCTGGTAGCTGTTTTGGCGTATTTAGCCTTACTGCGTAACAGTTCCAGCGTGTTTTCTATTGTGCTGTTTACAGGGGCAACACTCTCCCGTAAGCAATGGTATTCATCTGCAATCTGATCACGCTTTCTACGTGCAACACGAAGATTACTTGTGTGCAGACTTCTGACAAACGTCCTTTTTCCTTCAAAAAAGGGCTGCATATACACAGGCAGCGTGATCCTTAAATAGTAGTTACCGTAAGAATCACAGATTAAGTATTGGTTAGGCTTGTATCTCATAAAATCTCCGGCTAAAGTGTCGGAGCGTTTGTAATGTGAAAATTGATTGTGACGCATAGAAAATGATGATTTTTCTATAAGATTCAATCAATTAGTAATGGTCGTAGGTGATGGCATTAACACGAGATTAATCGAGTGTTTTACTCCTATTATCGGCACCATTAAAATCAAAGAGTTACCCCATATTTAAATACACCACGTTTCCTCCTGTGCCGCATTTGTGCCATTGTAACCTTGGCAATTCATCAAAATACTGTTCTGTCATCAGGCAGTGCAGGTGCAGCTATTTAAACCAATTGCTGCCGCCATTCTTTGACGTAGTCAATCAGGGCGCGGAGCTTTGGTGCAATATTGCGACGCTGTGGGAAATACAGATAGAAGCCCGGAAATTGTGGAAGAAAGTCATCAAGCAGCGATACAAGCTTACCGCTTTCAATATATGGCCTGAAAGTTTCCTGAGTGGCAATTGTTATTCCTCCGCCGGCAAGAGCCAGCCTCAACATCAGACGCAGATCATTAGTCGTAATCTGCGGTTCAATCGCAAGGTCGAAAGTTCTCCCGTTTTCTTCAAATGGCCAGCGATAAGGCGCAACCTCCGGGGACTGACGCCAGCCGATACACTTATGGGTATTTCCCCCGGAGGCGAGAAAGCGCTCTCCACGCCCGGCCGCAAGGATCAGGACGACGGGGGCAGGCAT